TTTATATTTTTATTTATATTTTTATTTATATTTTTATTTATATTTTTATTTATATTTTTATTTATATTTTTATTTATTTATATTTTTATTTATATTTTTATTTATTTATATTTTGATTTTATATTTTTACCAGTCTTCGTCTTCTTCGTCACTGCTTTCGCTATCCAGTTGGGCCCAGTCCATCTCTGATGCTTTCTGTTTTTGCTTCTGTTCATAGACTTGGAATGCCTCTTCATACACATCCGCGATGTAATGCTCGCTTGGCTTGGATGCTGGCACCTCTTCACTGACCTGGGTCTCTTTTGGACGACGCACTAGGGTGGCCATTGGTGGTCTGTATGTGTTGACCTCTGGCATCTTTTCTCCGATTTTGAGAGTGGGGCACGTCTTCTCAATAGCTACCAGGAATTGCGGCTTTGCAACTGCTGGTTTCACCTTCTGTGCAATGGTTGCTGGTTTGCTAGCTGCTAGCACTGGAAAGCTATCGCTGTAGGAGCTCTCTTTGGATTTTTGCTGAGACGCTCCGGTAGTTTTATTGCTTATTGCAACTGGTCTGAATTCAGTTTCGCTGTCGCTGTCGTCTTCCATAAGCGCAGCAAATCCGCCGAGACTAACTTGCTTTGCTTTTGATGCTTTTGAGACACTTTTGGTTGCTTCACTTTTTTCCTTTTGCAATTCATATTCCTGACGCTTCTTTGCCTTCTGATGCGCTTTCAGAGTGGAGCAGCAGCTAGGGGTGTGACCAATTTCGTGGCAATATCCGCATTCGGCTTGCAATAGCGTAGGACAAACAACCTTTGCCGTTGGTTCGGGACTAGCTCTGACGAAATGAGATGTGTATTCTGTTTCTGACTTACCTGCGTCGAAGCATACTTTGCAGAATTTCTTTTGCTCGGTATTTTTGCGACTACCATGTTTGTTACTAACGTTTTGGTTACTAACGTTTTGGTTACTAACGTTTTGGCGTGACATTTTGAGTATTTGATTTGAGAGTATTTAAGAGACTTGGAGTTCTTTTTTGTTATAAAATCTAATGAGATTAAATATGTAAATCAAAATTTCAATTTTTTTTGTTAGTTGTTAAAAAATTGAAAACTAAAAAATTTTATAATCTTACATTTTTACATTCATAAATTAAATACTTTATTCTAAAATTACGTGCACATTGCGTGATACTATTTCTAAATTATTTTTTAAATCTGGATGTTCTACTGTTATACTTTTGCCTGTTTTGGATACGCCGAGAATTTGTTTGGTTATATAATTATTTCGACTTTTACACCTTATATTGTAACCAATATATTGAAATGCATTTTCGGGGGTTAACCTTATGGTATTCATGTTTGGAAATTATATAAATAAAAATGTATATTTATAACAGTTCAATTTTTTTATAAAAATGAAAAAAATGAAAAAACAAGACTAATTAAATTTTACAATGAATGCAAATAAGTGTTTACATGTACAAATTAATATTTTATATATTTTTTATTTTATATTTTTTATTTTTTATTCAATAATTTCGCCATCCTCCAGCTCGTATTCTCCTTTGGAATACAAAACTTGGCGTTTCTGATCAACGGCAGCATGTTTTTGTTTTTGCATTTCCAAATGGACGCGTTCTTCCTCTTCCTCGATTTCATAGCAGATGTCCGCCCAAGACATATTCTTAAATCTGGCCATAAGTTCATTCATGTACTGCTGGCCTGCAGTGACTTCTGATTTTAAACGCAAACTCATGTCGCGACCGAATTCATCAAAGTTGCTCATTCTCTAATTGGTATAGGATAAGATAGTCGATTTGTAATCTCAAGAGTAAGTAAAGTATATTGAGAATTACCATGGTTCCGTTCATTTCAATTTTTTTTGTTTGTAACTTTTTTGGTATTCACTAAAAAATATTTATTATTAATTTGTATTTCTATTCGTATTCGTGCATCATGTACAAATCATTTTTTATTTTTATTTTACTTTTATATTTTTAGTGTTTTCATAATTCAATTGTTTAAAAAAAAATTGAAATATGGTTTTATGATTTTAAAGTCATTAGATTTTTAACTACTTATTGCCGATTAAAATCCGCATTTTTAAACTAAACTCGAATTCATTTACAATACATTACACAATGGATCTCAGATATATTGCTATCAATCAGCCATCGCTTTGCATTCCTCGTGTGTTCAAAAACATTACAGAGGAACGTATTCGCTCTGTTATTGACCAATTGGATTTAGGGCGCATAAATCATGTGGACATGATTTGTCGCAAGAATGACAAGGGAGAGGAATACAAGCGGGTGTTCATCCACTTTTCGGAGTGGTTTTGGAACCATAATGCTTGTACAGCGCGTCAAAAGTTGATTTCAGGTAAGGAAATTAAAATTGTATATGATGAACCGTGGTTTTGGAAGGTTTCTGCCAACAATTGGCAACCACCTGCAGTAAGAGATGCTCGGCTGGCAAGAGATGCTCGACCAGTAAGAGAAACTCGACCAATAAGACCTCATATTGAGTTTGATGAGCCACGTTATTCAGAGCCACGTCATTTGGAGCCACGTCATTTGGAGCCACGTCATCAAGCAAAACAATACCAATACCAAGATCATCGCCATGTAGACCAACATTATTCGGAGACACGCCATAAAGCAAATCAATACCAAGAGGATCGCCGTCCAATTCAAAAACCAAATGTGCCAATTGCGCCTGGATTATCAGTGCCACAGTCACAGCCAGCAGTTAGGCAAGAAAAACAAGCAGTTAGGCAAGAAAAACAAGCAGTTGCCGCACCGGCAAATGTATATGTCAGCGCACCTGTATTAGTAAAAAAGCGCGAACTGAAGCCAAAGGGCAAAAAACCATTAGATTTGGTGGAGGATGCTAGACCTAATCCGTCTCTAGCTCCGGCTACAGGGGAGGCACAGTCGGCTAATGCCTTGCAGTCGGCTAATGCCTTGCAGTCGGCTAATGCCTTGCAGTCGGCTAATGCCTTAGAAGAGGGCGAAATCGCTGAAATTGACGGAACTACCATGACCATGGAGGATTTGCAGGACATCGACGATATTTATGGTGATCTTTAAAAATATAAAAAAGAAAATATAAAATATAAAATCATATTTGCATGCATTTTAATTTATTGTAATTAATAATTAATAATTAATAATTAATAATTAGTTTTTTCATTTATGTTAGTAATTTTCCATTCACATATGTTTCACCTTTATAGTCATCAAATTGTTTATGATAAAAATCAAAACATTCAATCTCTGCATCTGTTGAATACGTAGGAATATAACTATTTTGAGAAAACGATAATATACCAACTTTAAATGCTTTCTTTAATTTTGGTAATCCTTTTTGTTCTCTATATTTATGTATTCCATGCATAATCGATGATATAACTTCAATATCCAATCCTTCATGATCATCCGATATATAATCACAAACATATTTTCCATAAAACGTTTTTTTGTTATTTCCAATTCTATAAATAAAGGTAATAAATGGCATATATTATTCTTATGATCATATATTTAAATAGTTTTTATTTTTGGTTTTTTATTTTTGTTTAGTTTTTTTGAAAATAGGTCTAAGAAAAAATTGAAATGATATTTTATGAAATACTTATCAGCAAATACATTTACATCCATTTGTTTTTAAAAATGCCAAACCATTGCTCTTATTGTCAAGGAAATCACACCATTCGTCGCTGTGATAGTATTATGATTAATCGATATTTTGAACGAATAAAAGTAGCCTATATTAATATTATTCAGCAACCCATCACCGAAACAGCGAAAAAGGGGCGATTTATTAGCGAAATGTGCAGGCGCTTCGACGCACGTGACTTGAAAGCGGTAGGTGTAAGATATACTGACGTGTTAGCGTCTGCCAACAAAGCTATCATCAGTGAGTACCTATGGCATTATCTGGTGGCCAATATTCAGCTATTAGATGTGGATGATAATGATGATCCGCAGTGGATTGAGGTTCATCACGACGAGGAACCTGAACAACCAATCAGATGGTATATTGATCGCACTCCAACTTTTGTAAATCATACAAACATTTTTAGATCAGCGCCTTTGTCTGAAAGCATGCAGTCAATCAGTGACTACGTTCCTGCGGAGGATGAGTTTCTAGCGTTTGACCTTGGACCATTTGTTCCACGGAATTTGCAACAAGAATTTGTCGGGACCCTTAAGAAATTTCATATTTCGCCCATTCTATCTATTATGGAAACCGATGAGGAATTAGCAGCGGTCTCGTGTTGCCCTATTTGCTATGAAGATGTAAAATTAGAGGATACTGTCTTGCTGAATTGCAACCATCAGTTTTGCGGAGAATGTCTAGTACAAACACTAACAAAACACGGAAAGTCTTCTAATCCTTGTTGTGCATTGTGTCGGGAACCAATGACGACTTTTACAGCTAAAAAAGAAGAAACATATGAACAATTGGCTGAACATTGTAATTTGTAATTTATTATTTGTAATTTGTAATTTGTAATTTGTAATTTGTAATTTATTATTTGTAATTTATTAACTATTTATTTTTATTTAAAGATAAATTATCAAAATATGTATAATGAGTACTAACAATCAAGTTATGTTTTATCATTTTTTAAATAATTATTTTTCTAATACTTCGCATGACAAGATTATGCATTTAACTCTTTTTGTTGATGGCAATGATGAATTGAAAAATAAATATTTTAATGCTGCATCTAATCATAATATCAAATTATTCAGAGATCCGCATTTTTATGATGCTGGGTTTGATTTATTTTTGCCGCCCAATGATAAAGTTTCCGAGGCGAATACTTATGGGACAGGGACACGTTTTTTTGTAGAGAATGAAAATAGTGTACCCATTAATAAAGTGGATTTTAAGGTAAAGTGTTGTGCAAGAATGTACACAAAGAATATGAATACTATGATTAATGATAATAACAATAACAATAATAATTTTTATTATAGTCCTTTTTATACCTATGCTAGATCGAGCATGTCAAAGACCCCATTGCGTCTTGCGAATAATCAAGGAATTATTGATGCTGGATATCGTGGCTCATTAATTGGAATGTTTGATTGCATTTATTCTAAGAAAAATGATTATATCGATAAAGATTGTGATTGGTTTATGGATGCTTATTCGCGCGTTTTGCAAATATGTGCGCCTGGACTTGTACCTATTTACGTGGAAGTTGTTAATCATATTGGTGAATTGGGTCCTAATACTTCAAGAGGCGAGGGCGGATTTGGATCTACTGGAATTTAAAAAAATTGATTTTTATTAAAATATAATAGTTTTTGAATAATTATATTTTAAATTTTACGATTTACATTCACGAATTATTAATAATGGGTGCATCCGTCAGTGTTCAAAATATAGACGTATCGTTTGTTGATAAGAAAGGCAATTGGCTTTCCGATAAAGAAATTAAAACAGTTATAGAAAAGGTTCAGTTTGATTTTAGTAAAGGATTTTATGATCAGTATAAAAATCCGAATGCATATATGGCATACAGTAAACATTTACCGAAACAAATTTGAGTACACTTAGTCGTTTCACTTAGTCGTTTCACTTAGTCGTTTCACTTATACGAACTCCGAATAATGTGCATATTGTATTATAAACATTAGACCGACCTTCTTATTCTTCCATGTATCGGTTTTCTCCTTTAAAGTTGCTTTCTCTGTATTTTCTAATTCATAAAACATTTGCATACCACGTTTAAACTGTTTATCTCCAAATGGTATTACATTTTCATTTTCTACTTCACCATAAAGCAAATGGAGCAGCGTAATAGTACTTTCTGTCATTCCCCAAACATTTTCTACAACGTGCAATTGTTCATAAGTCATTTCTGTAATACCAATATTTGCATCTAACAATGTGTTAATTAATTCAGTATATGTCCTTCTTTTTTTCTCTTCCACTTCAATCGGAAATTCCATATTAGGTGTAAATGTTTTAATGGTGCGTAAATAGGCAACAATACTTAGGTACTGAGATTTACCATAGTCGATATCAACGGCTGCATGTGCTAGTCCATAAATAAGGGTTTCAAATATATTTCGTGGAGCATCATCATCCGTTTCATGCGGATTTTTATTGAAACCAGTTGGATATTCATCCAATGCAACAATAGGAATTAATTTATTAAATGCTGGATGTTCTTGTAAAAATTCTGTAATCTGACGATGCCATGATGGGTTAATAAAATTTATGATATATAGGCGATTCATTGATCTATAATAGTATATAAAGGCTTCATTTTAAGTGGTTTGCGTTAAAAATTTTTTAGATTAATATAATATAATGATGGACTTGTCATTCAAAAGTATTTTTTCTAAAAAGAATTTGAACTTGGTTGTCGGTTTAATTACGTTGCTTGTCGTGTTGTGGGTTATCATGTTTGCAATTCCTAGTTTATTTTATAATTTATTTGATACCGGTTTAGGCAATTTAATTCTTATTGCTTTTATATTTTTAGCTGCAATGTATGATGTTAGTTTAGCTGTTGGGCTTGCTATTGTGTTTATTATTTTGTTTCGATTTTCTCATATGAATATGGAGCAGTTTATCATCTAATACGGGGGTAAACTCACTACGTTTGTCCTAAGAAGTAATTATTCGGGGGTAAACACTACGTTTGTCCCCCGTACTCCCCCAAAGAAGTAATTATTCGGGGGTAAACACTACGTTTGTCCCAAAGAAGTAATGTTTCAGGGGTAAACACTACGTTGTGACTTTTCCCCGTATTATTTTATAACCATATTTTAATATGAAATATAGTTATAGCATATTAGTTATCATTTTGTTAGTTATAGCAATAGTTATGTTTAATAGTTGGACAAAAATTCCTTTTACGGGGTTAGTTGAAGGATTTTATACTAACAAATGGCCGACCGATTTAATTAATCGATTTAATCATTATCAACAAACAGTTAATATAAATTATATACAATACAATTTAGATATTCTTCAACAACAAGCCACGCCAGAGGAAGCTGAAGAGCTTTTGGAAACTGGTTACTGGCCCTGGCCAGAAGATTTGAAGCAGCTATACATTGAAAAAGTATGGTCTAACCCTATTATTAAATTTGATCCCCAGGATGCTCTTAATTATGCAATGAAAGTTTACAATCAAAAGGCTGCCCGAGAACTGCTGGCATGGAATTCAAAGGAGGGTCAATTCTTGTTATACGGAGTTGATATAGGAGTTACTGATGGTATGCCTAAAAACGTGCACAATACTATTAAATGTTCCACGGATCGTCATGGGAATTCCTATATGAAGAAAAAAGTATTTACAGGAAAGAGTTTATGGAATGGATATTTTGATACAGAAACAACCGTTTTAAAACCTGAAGATATTCCATCTGAAGTAAAAGGTTTTTCATTTATAAATGGTCCATGCAATCCTTGTACAGCGCTCGATTATCCTCCAAATTATAGTTGTCCGTTTAAAATTAATGTAAAGGGTGACCATCAAATTAGTGATCCTTGGAAAAAGTTGTGGGAATTAAGTTAGGCTTTTTTTAAAAAGAGACCTAGAGGAATTGGGGGAGGCGGACTTAGAAAACTTGCTGGTCTAGCAGCCTCGACAGATTGGGAATGAGGAACTGCTGGTAATGATGCTTCTGCTGCTTCTGCTTCTAACACTGCTTCTGCTTTAAGAGGTATAAATAAGGAATGATTGCCGCTTACCTCACGCATCAACGTAATAACACCATCTGTGCTATAAGGAGACAATGTATCGTTAGACAATGTATATTCATGAATATCTGTTTCTGGACTAGCAGCTGCATTGTGTATTCTGTTTATTGAGAAATTATAGTCCAAATCGTCCATTGTTGTGCAATTATATGTTTGTTGCCGTCCCTGAGAAGTTTGTCTAGCTGTAGTAAACATGGTCGCAAATTCTGTGCCTACGGTTTTGTGAGCAATAAAGATATCATCTGCTAAATTTTTCAAAAAGGGATCTGTTTCTAATTTTTTGTCTTTCATGTAGTTCATTAGCAAAGTATGGAATTCCTTTAATTTCCTTTTGAATTCATTATTTAGTTTATTCAATTCCATATTTGGGTGGCCGTTTGGTTCATTTAACCACCATCCTAGGTGCGAATTGTTGCGTTTATTATAGGTTTCTTTTGACATTTCACGGGCTTCATATAATAGCTCCTGGGTTCGTTGTCTTAATGCATAAATGCTTGTATCAATTAGGCTTGTATCAATTAGGCTTGCTTCTGCAAGACATTTATCTGCCAGATTTTGGTCATGCTTTTGGTCATGCTTTTGGTCATGCTTTTGGTCATGCTTTTGGTCATGCTTTTGGTCATGCTTTTGTCCTATTACTCTTATTGAACTGGTCTCGGGCGTTTTGCTGCAAATATGGTATATCTTTTTTTGTTCACTAATAAGGTGGCCAATAAATAATGAGTTTGTCCACGTATTGGTGGAGTAATTATATATTTCGCAGTTAGTCGCTTCCAGTGTCACATATGTAATTGCTTTATAAAGAATACCATGTATAATTTCTCCATATACTAATCCAGCCTTTTCCAAAGCATCCACAAATCGATATTCATTATCGGGTCCTCTACCCAAGAAAGATAGTAAGTGTGCGTCATGATGTGTTCCATATCCGATAAAGATATTTGTGCAGTCAATAGGTACTAAACTTTTTAATATTTCGTGATCATTGGTCCCTTCTGTAATTTCTCCATCTGTTAGAAAGAGATGAACTACCTCATGATCTGGATGTAATTCCTTGTACTCGGACAGTATGTTTTGAGCTGACTGAAGTGCAATTTCTATATTTGTGGACCCAC